GTTTTATAGGAAAGTAGGGGATATCCACCATAAAGTCCGTTTTATGACACATATGATGGCAATATGAGTCATTAATGACCACTTATGAATCATATTTGAGCCGTTTATCAATCATTTACGGCTCATTTGTCAACCTATAGCTTTATTTTTTGATTGATAAAGTCAAGTTATAGCTTTACTCACTCCATTGAGTAATTTTACTCAGTCGATTGAGTAATATCAAAACTTGCAGAGTTTACATTTTTTGATAATAGGGTAGTATTATTACTACTTTGCGCCCATTTATATTCATTTGCACCTATTTTGTAACATTTTTACCTTTTATATGTTACAAGATATAACAAGCGCAATTTAAAGAATTAACAAATTTTGTTACAATCCTATATAAATCAGTAACATATCTACCCTAATAATGTTACAACAATTAACCGAGTTACCCCTGACTATGTCACATATTTATAAAAATTAGTGACACTAATTCGGATATTGTCCGAGTTCCACTTCCGAATTTGGCAAATCTGCATGAATAATTCGGAAAAATTCATGCAATCTAATTAAAGGGCATTTAGAAGCGTTTTAAGACACTCTACACCTTTTTGGATAGATAGTACTACTGAAAGGCAGATATGCCCTAGAATCGCCTTAAAAGTGGCAATAAATAGATTTAAGCATATACACCACTTTCCGCTACGCTTAAAATGGCATTTATGACTATTCTTCGTAAATATCCATCTCATTCGGTAGTTCTAGCTCTTTATCGAACTCGTAAAGTGGAATATCTTGAATATTAGCAGCTTCGGTAGCTGGAACTACAAATCCACTATCTTCTAGTTGCAAGTTTTCGTCACCATCTAACTGCTGAGGGCCATTAGACAACTCCTCTACATGACTAGCCTTTAGGACATTAACAGTAATCTGCTTAACCACATCTCCTTCATGAGCAACCTCTTGCCTTTCGATATAGCCTCTACGCTTACCCTTGGTTTTTAACAGGAACATTGTAGCTAGGGTATCACCCTTAGCAATCCTTTCCATCAGCTTATGCTCACCGAAGTCAAGCATAATCTCCTCAGGCTCTATTTCAGCTAGTCTTTGTCTAAACTCAGAATCTTTATCACACCAGGCCTTATATTGACCTCTACCAACCCCTGCTGATTCACAAGCAATGGTGATATTGCCAAAATTCTCCTTATAAGCTATGATAAAAGCTTCTTTGCTAATATCTCTAAACTCTGCATTCATATTATCGGTTTTTAGTTGGTGTTCGGATAGATGTGATATGTACTACCTTCTCTACCTTGATATGGTCAAAGCTAAGCACACTTTCGCACTTAGTGCACTTGATGGTATGTTCCCTTATGGAACTATCCCAAACATAATCCTCTGTAGATACTCCGCATTTACATCTGTAAGTTCTCTTGGCTACTGTGTCTTTCATATTATAATAAATTATAATGGGTTATATGGAAAATAAAAAAAATCAGAAAGTGAAAAAACATTAAAACAATGGTTGATATCAGAATATTGGAGGGCACAAGGGATCTACGAAATTTTCCGTACGAAAAAATAGGGTATACGGTCTACGAAAACTTTCCTACAAACCTATTTTCTTAAGTCATTGATAATCAATACCTAAATTGTCTTATAATTACCATTATGTTAAATACGATAACATTCGTAGTCTTTTTAGCCCTATCTAGGAGGCAAAAATATGTATTTTTACTTTATTGATCGTTTAGGCACTTTCATGGCCTAGCTAACTGATAATCTAAAATACTTACAATAATTGTATATACTAATATATCCCTTTATTGATCATATACAATATACCAATAACATACTATTGTATTAATACAGTATATAATTATATAAGTTACCTATTTATTGTATATACTAATATAATATATACTAAATAATTCAATTTAACAATTTTAACGGCAATTTAACATATCATTTAATTATTTTTAAGTTTATTTCATATTTATACATATCTTTATTGAGTCAATATAAAACAATTGGCACCTTTATTTATGAATAACGCAATACTTTACAGCCAGGAAATTTACAAAGGCTTTGAATTAAGTACCTACATAAGCGAGGAGCTTAATATTCAGGAGGAGATAACTACAAGTAGCTTAAACAATTTACCAATGTTTGGGACATTCTCATTAAACTTTGATAGCGTTGCAAAGGCAAAGGCTAAAATTGATAACTATTTTTTAACTATTAATAACTAATGCCATGTACCAATTTACAGAAACAATTTTGCCCTTTTTATTTATTGGCTTAGTTACCTATTTTATAGGTACTTTATTACGCCTATTAATCCACCTATTAATCAAAGAAAATGCAAGTAATTAGCTTATTTGAATTGATTGCCCTATTTATAGCCTCAATTCTAATTTATACCTTAATTAAAACAATTTATCAAACAATTAAAAATAAATAGCCATGTTAAACTTTACTAAAAAAACCTACTTGCTTTACTTTCAAGAAAGGCAGCAAGATATTGAGACTTTTTTTGCAATTAAACAGTGCTGCAGGCCCGAAAGGACTAAAATTTACAAAGAACTTGAAAGGTTACACGAAAAAAATAAATTTTATTCATATGGGTACACTAGCCGCGAAGCCGAATTCATATTTTACAAAGGATACTTTTTTAATAACTACAAAAGCAAACAGAATGCAAACAATTAATTCAAGGCCAGTTTATAAGATTGCCGAGGAAATATTAAACGACTGGCAAGCTCCTTATTTTGGGGCACGGCCCTACCTTGCCGCCATGCTTACAATTAATAACGAGCTTGAAAATTACGGCCAGGACACGGCAAAAAGTATTATTTTATACTTTCTTAGCAATGCTTCAAGCTATAGAGGATCAAAGGCAAAAGAACTAAAAAACGAATTGAAAACACTAATTAAATAAAAAACCTAAATTCAAAAATCATGCAACTATTAAAATTTCAACAGGGCAATGCCAAACTAGGCAAAAATATTTTTACTTTTTCTTTGCCTGCAGGTCATGCCTGCCCTTTCGCAAATGAATGCTTAAGCAAGGCCGATAAACTAACAGGTAAATTAACAGACGGCCCCAATACCCAATTTAGGTGCTTTGCTGCCTCGGCCGAGGCCGTGTATCCCAATGTAAGAATTGCCAGGTGGCACAATTTTGACCTATTAAAAAAGCTTACTACTAATAAAGCTGCAGATCTTATATTGAATAGCTTACCTAAAAAAGCTAATATAGTACGAATTCATGTTAGTGGTGACTTTTTTAACGAGTCTTATTTTTTAGCATGGCTGCAGGTGGCAAAGCTTAAGCCAGAAGTTTTATTTTATGCTTACACTAAAAGTTTAATTTATTGGGTAAATTATATAAAAGAAATACCTAGTAATTTAGTACTTAATGCCTCAGAAGGTGGCAAATTAGATGCTCAGATATTAGAACATGGCTTAAAATTTGCAAAAGTAGTATACAGTCCTGAGCAAGCCGAGGAACTAGGTCTATTAATTGATCACACAGATGAAGCAGCCTATAAGACAAAAGAAAGCTTTGCTTTGTTGATCCATGGCCAGCAGCCTAAAGGAAGTAAGGCCAGCCAGTCAATAAAGGACTTGAAAGCTCGAAATATTAAATTTTCTTATTCTAATTAATTAAATTAGGGCCTTAATAGGGCCCTTTTTTATATCCTTTGTTGCTATAGGCGGCAGGATCGAATCCTGGCAAAGGAGCTCATTAAATTAATATTTTATGAATATCTACGCATTAAAAAACAAGATTAACAAAATTAAGGCCTTGAATGATCCTAAGCAAAGATACTGGCTTGAATTCCTGCAGGACATGTATACAAAGGAGCTGCAGGCAATAGCAAACAAAGTAAGCCAGGACCTAAGCCAGGATCAAAGAATTAACAAAGCTTATCAGGACTTTTTAGCTCGTTAAATTTAGGGCTTATTTTAGGCTTCTTTTTTTTAGTTGGTATCCTTATATCAACTTATAAAGATAGGCCAAATTTGGGCCTTAAAATAGGCTTAAAAAGGTATTTTTAAGCTCTGCAATACTATGCAAAGTAAAAAAAATCAATGTTGCAACATCAATGTTTAAACATTAGTTGTTTATGCAACTAATACATAATTTCCGCATATGGCCAAAAATCCAGCAAAAACCCCTAGGCAAAAACCTGCTAAAAATCCCCTAAAAATCCCATGCGGACAAAAATCTGCTCGGATCACGCAAAAATCTTTTGTGAAAACTTTAACATAGAAATCTGAAATAATAACAAAAACTCCTTAATTTTACCAAACAAACAAAAAACCTTTTATGTCAAACGATTTATTTGAAACACCTGAACTGATCCCTGGTAATGTCCTGGACATTATTAGTAAGTATGAAAACCTAGATAGTTACACTTATGTAACTATTGAAAAAATGCTAAAACAATTAAACAAAATTGGGTACACATTTGAGTATTATCTTGATTGTACCCCTTATAACCTCCAAAAAACCCATCTATGAATTTTGAATTAATCACCGCCAAGTATGATTGCAGATGCAGTCTTACTGGCAAAAACTTCAGTCGTGGTGACCAAGTTTACTACAATTATGAGGCAAAAACCTTTCTTGATCCTGTGTATCACGAGAACATTAAGAGTCAGCAAAAATCTCGTGGGGCACAAAGTTACTTTGAACGACACAAAAAACTTAACAAGATTTACCCTAACACTTAAATCACTATCCCTACTAATTAAACAAATTATAATCGTTAGTGGGTTATCCCAATGGGAGTAGGGATATTTTTAACACCAAAAAACCTTAAACATGGCACAAGAACGCAAAACACCCTCACAATTAATTGAGGCTTACATGGTAGAAAATAAACTACCATTAGACAGTAAATTACTATCTTATATCCTGGTAGTAGATATGTACTTCAGAACAGAGATAGAGAACGCTTACAGATTTGGACAAATTAGTACAGGCCATATATGTACCGGCAAGGAACTAGATGCTAGAAAATATTACTTCATGAAATATGAAAATAACGACTAAACCAAAACACATGGAAAATACCGCAATGCAAGACCTTTTAGAGTATGTAAAGACTACTCGTTCACTTACCTTCCTTCCGGATCAATTAGCAAAGCTTATTGAGGACAAGTATATACCTAAATCTATGAGAGATATTAGGGATGCTTTTAACAATGGAGAGGCTAATGTTTGGGATCGTGAAAGAGATGGAAACATTTTTGAATATGAGAATGGAGATGACTATTATAAAAAAACCTATAAACAAATATAAACATGGCAAAATTCCAGTTCATTACAGAAACTAATCCTGTTACACAAGCAAAAATCTATTACACCAAGAAAGATGACTTATTTGTAGAGAATAGCTTAAGCTACGATAAGATTAAAGCTTATGAAAGATTCGTAAACATTTCTAGCGGATTAAAAACTGATCCAATAATAGAAATAAATGAAACAAGATATTCAATCACCCAATAAAAATCTGCAATCGTGCACCCAACCCCATCACATCTAAAACAAAAAGGGCTTCGTGACTATTTCATGGTCACAATAGATGCCCACAGGATCAAAAAGGATTACCTCTATCGTGGTATGTTTATTCATTGGGATAGCAAAAAACCCTTAGATAAGTTCTACTACTGGAGAGGAGATTATTTCACATCTATTGAAGGAGCAATGCGTTCAATCGATAGACATTACAAACTATATAAAAAACTAAAAAATGCTGATTAGAGATTATCGTGCCTTATTAAAATATGGCGATATAAAAAAGATTTGTGAGGTAACAGGCTATTCACCCTACCTAATAAAAACTCGTTTAGCTGCGGCTGATGAGGAGATGATAGAAGTTGTAGAAGCTTTCTACGCAAAAAAGATTGAAC